AACGATTTAAAACAAAATTATTCCAATCCAAAGAACTTAATTTATTCAGTTCTTCTTTATGCCAATTCCAAAACGGACGTGCCAGCCTATACATTTGGCTTTCCATCAATTCTTTGACTTCGGGGAATCTGCTGTAATCGGACATAAGGCGCATAATCGAACTGTCAACGCCGTAGCAGCCATAGGTTCTATTAATACGTCTTTCGTCTTCGTACCAAAGGCAATTACTATATTCGTAGCCTTTTACAAATTTGTCGGTTTCGGTGTCGTATTGGTAGCCTCGTGCCTGTATGTCTTCTTTGAAAGTTTCGTATACGTCGTGGGCTAAAAGGGCTGTCCCTACATAAGGGACTGCCCTTGTGCTGAATTTCGCGCCTAAGCGGACGAGTTTGCCGACCCCCGCCAATACGCCGGCGCGGGAAACTGATGAAGATACAACCGAACTAACTTTACCCGTACTTGATGCTCCAGTAGATACATGCCTAACTTTTAAATCTTGAGCTTCTGAAGTTAAATATCTTCCCGATTCTCTATCAAATACACCTTTCCAAATTCTTCTTCTTTTGTCATCTGAACCTCGAATACCTAAATATCTGCCATCATCATAAACTTCAACCCTATCAAATTTACCCGGAACATTTACTGATGCCAATGCAAATTTAGGTACAAAAAAACTAAAGCATAGGATAATCTTTAAAAAATTTCGCCCTAGGATAAGAAACATAACATTTTGCTTCATCTAATTTAATTAATAATGTAGAAGAATCAGGGAATTGAATTTCTATAAAATCTCTATCATAACGATGAAAGAAATTTCTAAAAATATCAAATGAAAACGAAGATTTAAAAACCCCTTTTCTAATCAATTCCCTATAATAAATTAACGCTTGTGGTAAATCTCTATAAATATGTGAATCAGTTTGAAATTTAACTAAATGATATTCAGAAATAAACATAATTCGGACCTCTTAAAATCACTCTAAAAATCCGATTCTACCAACCGTTACCAAAACAGCCAAGCAACAGACAAAGCCAAGAAGAAACCTAGAAGAAACCAAAAATCAATAACCATCAATCAGTACCAACCTTGCCTATGTCTTTTAAAAAATTAATCAAAAGCCTGAAGCCGTAAATGACTACGAACAGAATTAAAACCGTCGAACCGACATAAGAACCCTGTTTGATCTGCTCAAAATTGGAACATTTCGGATAGGACAACATTACCGGCTTTCCGTTCAAGACCCATTTTTCGCCCACCCTTTCCGGCCTGATGATTTTTCCGTCCTGGGTAACAGTAGGGGGAAGGGACGACAATAAATAGTCGTCTGCCTGCAATCTTGTATCAAAACAATTCATACCGACACGAAAGCCCATTTACGCGCCCCCTCTTTCTTCACTGCCGTTATTTGACAGATTTGATCATGCTCCAAGCCATTTTGAAGCCTTGGATTGCAAGAATTACGGTGATTGCCGCCATACCCACGGCGGAAACCATTGCCACAAAACCCATGATTACATTCGCCACTTGCGTACCAATCGCGGATGCATCAAAGCCATCTGCCATAACAATAGCCGGTGTGAAGATACCGGCTGCCAACAATGCTTTTACAGCATATTTTTTAACGATGTTCATCGTTTTTTTCCTTTTTTTGATGTTTAAAGTAAAACGACTTCTTGACTTGCTTCATCCGGGCGAAGTCTTTCCCGAATCCTGTTTTTAGCCGATAAAATAGAGGATGGCGAAAAGAAAAAGAAACATACAGACCACCCAGCCGATAATTAGTGTTGCAAGGTTCATTTTCATGATATTTTTCCTTTGTTGCGGGCTTTGTGAAAGGTTGACAGACCGCCCGCCGAGCCTGTTTTTCTTTTATTCCGATTTTACGAAGAACTGAAATATCTGGAATCCTCCGCCTATTTCATTTATGCCTGAATTCAACGCATCTTCGTAGCTTTCAAATTGACCTGCTGATTTAATATTTTGAGTAAACCCCACATCACCGAAAGGATCGGGATAAATAAAGTCATGCGTTTCCAAGTCTTGAACTATGAAACGTTCTTCAAATTTCATAAATCAACCTTTCGGCTTTTCTGCCACCTGAAAATCAATTAATGAAGGAACCATGCCCTTACCTGTCGAAGTCATTTCAACCGTTACCATAACTTCGCACGGGTATTTGAGATTCTCTAATTTTGAGAAATTCTTACTGTCCCCGAACTTCATTTGTGCTGCCGTGAATCCAACAGCATTTCCCGACTGTGCCGGCAAAGGTGTTGCAACCAATACGGAACAAGTGTCGATATTAGAGCCATCAATTTCGCCTTTGAATTTTTTAGCTCCTAAAAAAGTTGCGGGATAAGTTACAGTTTGAGTTTGATTAAACATATTAATTTTTCCTTTTTAGGTTAATTTTGATTTGCATGAAGATCATACATTCTGTCGAGATAAAGCTGATATTGCCTCTCACTTTCTACATCGTGATGTGGATCGAAAAGCCTTTTATCCGGATCGAATTTATCTGATTGCTTAAATTTGATAATTCCGAGTTCTTCCAATTCAACCTCTAAATCTACATCCGGTTGTTCGTGGATAAAGCCGAATTTCAAAGATTCCTTCAATCCGGCCAACGAATATTTTTCAGGTTCTAGCCCTTTGGGATACCCCAAATCTGCCTTCAGATATCTGACAATTTCATCACTATCAAAACCCATATCAAACATGAAATTAATCAGTTTGCCGACCGCGTTTTTTGCGTATCTCAATTTATGCTGAAAAGTTAAATTAGCCACTTTTTTACGGTAATCGAACCTTTCCGGATTCGGCATATTTTTAAATTTCTGACAAATCGGGAAAGCGCCTGAAAAGTAAGAACCTTGATTTATCAGAATATCCAAAGGTATTTCCATATCTCCATGATTAAACTGAATTTCGAACCTTACCCACTTGCTTTCTTTATCGCCTAGCTGCCTGCCTTTCTCATAAACACGCACAAAACGAGAATTTTTCTTGCGACCTACATAAAATGTCTTGCCGCTCCCGTCCTCTCTCCGCCAAGCCGTTCCAACCATTTCAGATTTCGGCCTCATGTTACTGTTATCGAAAAAACCGTTATCGTGATCCAAAAGTGCCTGTTCCGGCGTGTACTCCCCATCAAAAAAATCAAGTGCCAAATCTACCCGCGTTATCCTCGGCCTCAATGAATCTTCCAAAAACTGCTTAAGCCTCAATTCCCAACCTGGATTTGCAATGTTGCAACCTACACCTTTCAATTCGATTAAAACCGTATTTCGCTGACCTCCGTAATGGACTTCGCCGTAGTCAACTTCTTCCGATCCCAACCTAAACATCGAATCGTAAAATTTATTGCCCTTCGATTTGCATCTGCTCGTGATGCCAAACCCTAATATTTCCTCCAATTTTTTGCTTAAAACAAACATATATTCGGCATCGGAAACTAAGGGGCATCCGGAAACTTTCAGCAAGGAATCTTCGTGCAGTGTGAATGACAACCAATCTATAAAAACGCCGTCCTGCCTGCCCCTACGTTGCGGAATTTCTAATAACTTCCCATTGCCGTTAGATATGAAATGGGAAAAATATTCTGCTTCACTCATTTTGTTCAGTACCTTTAGGGATTTGTTTTATTTCGCTCCCCCCCTGTTAGTCAGGGGGGGGCTTTCAGCCGTTTCCCGTCTGCCGCGCTAAAGCGCGTCCAACGGTCAACGACCGAAAGCCCAATCCTGACAAACTGTTAAAGATCAAGAAGAAAGACCACAACCGTCTGTTGTGATAATTACCGGAAAATTCGAGCCAACCGAATCTATATAATCGAACGCCTGATAAAGCTTTGAAAAATTTTCTTGTTCAGCGAGTTTATGCGGTTCACCATGCCTGAACTGATAGAAACATAAAACGCAATAATCTGATTTTTTAAATATTCTCCAATAGGAACAAGAAAATATTACATTTGCTACTGACATAAAAAAGCCCCTTTCACTTGGCTGTCAAAGGGGAATGTTAAGAAAAGTAATGCGCCCCTTTGATAGAGCGCATCATATAAGGCGGGAATCTAGTCTGTTCGGTTTCAGTTATTTCCGATAAATGCTTGTTGCTTTTCATTTCTAGATTCCCACTTTCGTGGGAATGACGGGATTTTAGGTTTCTGATTTTGGTTTTCTGTCCTTGTGGGAATGACGAAAAGTGGTGGGAATGACG